CAATCAAGCTTTAGATAGAACTTATGAATGGTACACATCTGGTCCACGTCAACGTTTGCAGCCTGGTGGAACAATTGTAATTGTAATGACAAGATGGAATGAAAAAGATTTAGCAGGAAGATTAATTAAGGCACAGAAAGAACCAAAAGCAGATCAGTGGGAAGTCATTCAATTCCCTGCAATCATGCCAAGTGGTGAACCTTTATGGCCTGAATACTGGAACATAAAAGATTTAGAAGCAGTTAGAGCTTCTATTCCCCTTTCAAAATGGAATGCACAATACATGCAGAATCCTACTGGTGAAGAAGGCGCGTTGATTAAAAGAGAATGGTGGCAAGACTACGAAGGAGATCTTCCTCCACTACAACATGTTATACAATCTTACGATACTGCATTTATGAAAAAAGAAACTGCTGACTATTCTGCAATTACTACCTGGGGCGTGTTTACTCCATCAGAAGATAGTGGCCCCTGTCTCCTGTTGCTTGACGCCGTAAAAGGTCGGTACGAGTTCCCGGAATTAAGAAGAGTTGCTCTTGAGCAATACGGCTACTGGAATCCGGAAACAGTTATTATTGAATCTAAAGCGTCTGGACTACCATTAACTTACGAGTTGCGCAAATCCGGGATTCCTGTTATAAACTTCTCACCCTCAAAAGGTAACGATAAACATACGAGGGTCAACAGTGTCTCTCCGCTGTTTGAGTCAGGGAGAATATGGGCGCCCAAAGAAATGGAGTTTGCACAAGAGGTTATTGAAGAATGTGCAGCTTTCCCGTACGGAGACCATGACGATTTAGTGGACTCTATGACTCAAGCTGTAATGAGATTTAGGCAAGGTGGGTTAATTCAACACCCAGAAGACTATGAGGATGAACCTGTTGAGCAAAAACAAAGGACTTATTATTAATGGAGAAATTCTTTCAAGCTATTAAAAGACTTAGACCTGCCGTTCAAGCCGGAAAGACTTCAAGAGAAGATGCACTAAGAATCCTGATGCAGGAATCAGGGGTTAGTGAAGACGTTGCAGAAAACGCTGTAAAAAATATGGTCGGTTCTGCGCCAGAAGTTCCTGGCGGAATTACCAGTTTAAAACCAGACGTCACGTTTTCATCTACACAAAAGAAATTACCAGATCCAATTGACATGTCTGTTGAAGAAAGAACAGGTGGAATGTTAAAAGAAGGTAAAGACGGAGAATATACTAGCACCATGAATCAGGAATCAGGAGCAGCTAATGTTGATCCATCTATTATGACTCTTGGAGATGAGGATGCATTCAAATATGAAATGGCTCAATATAGACAAAGACGTGAGAGAAAAATGCAACCGGTTTATAAACAGTATGGAGCTGTAACTGAAAGAGATAGATCATTAGTAGATGAATACATTTCTATAGATTCAGAAGATAATATTATACTTTCATCATCTAATCCAAAATACGATAAAGCAACTGCAAGTATATTTATACAAGAGTCTGCTGAAGAAGCAGCTGGTCAAGCTGGATCAGATATAGCTGGAAATATTTTATATAGTAGACCTGCTGAAAACATTTTAGTAGATGACGGACTTGATGCATACATTGATTATGCTTTTAAAGAATTGAAAAAAGAAGGTTTAAGTTTTAACAGAAACTTATTGAAAAAAGTTTTAAAAGAAAAGTATGGAGCTAAGGAAGGTTTTGCAAATGGAGGTAGAATTGGTTTTGCAGAGGGTGTAGGTCGAAAAGGAATCTTATCCGCATTAGCAGATAAACTCAATGAAATTTCACCAGGATCAACTGCGGTTGGTAAAACTACTAAAGCTATTAGTGATAAAGCAAAACGAGCAGAAGCGGAAAGAGAACTAATTAAAGGGTTTAATAGATTTAATAAAGATTATCCAAAAGAATATTACTCAATTAAAAAAGGAGAAGGAACAGAGATAGGTACTCAAATAGTTGACGAAAAAACTCATCAAGAATTGGTTGCAGGTTTTAATAATAAATTATCTGAGTTAGAAAAACCAGAACCAAGTGTAAAAATAATTGAGAAAGAAGCTCCTGTAAAAGCAGGACAAGGTAAATTTACAGCTGCAGAGATATTACTTGAGAGATTAAAGAATACTTTAAAAAATGAAAAGGATCCATACGTTCAAGAAACCTTTCCTAACTTTATAAAAGAAATAGAAGCAAATCCAAAATTAGCTGACGATCCAAAAGTTCAAGAAGCATTTGGATTAAGAGACTTACCTGAAAATCAAAGATTGGTTGAATATAATGATGGTACTTTTGATTTCTTTACAAAAGGACAGAAAAGAGGATTAGGCAGTGCTAAAGCATTAGCAGATGAGTTTGGTATCTCTATGGAAGAAGCTGTTAACATTCAAATGATGGAACCTGAAGATCAAGTATTAGAAATTCAAAGAAGAAGAGCATTAAACAAAAGAAACTTAAATGCTTCAGGTGGTCTAAATTACTTGATGGGGCTTTAAATGTCAGGAATGAAAATAGGCCAATACGAACAAATGATGGCTTACTTAAAAAAGCCAAACAGATTATTTACATCTAAACCACAAAACACAATCGGTGGAGGTAACATTCAAGGTGAAGATCTTGGATCAAGAATTGGTTTAGCTGGTCCAGAATTAGTTCAACGAGGAGAAAACAGAGATAAGTATAGAGTCAAATATAGAGATCCAGAATTAGGTAAGGATGACAGAGGTTTTACTAAAGAAAATAAAAAATTTTTTGAAACAAAAAAAGAAGCTCAAAAATTTTATAATGATAGACAAAAAAGAATGGGAGAGCTTAAATCATCTGGACCAATAGATATAAAAACTAAACAGACAGAACAGATAAATAATTTTGTAAATGATTTTATAGATAAAAATATAAAATCTTATGGAGTAAAAGATTATGATCAATTTAAAAAAGATATGCTTAAAGAATTTAAAAAATCAGGTATTAAAGATGCACCAGGAAGAAGTGCATTCTCAGGAGATCTACCTAATATAGGAACACAAGAATCAAGAGCTGGATTTACTAAATTTAATTTAGATCCTGCTTATAGACAAAAAGTAAATAAAGATTTAGGTATAACTTCTGATCTACAAAATCATTTTAAAAAAATATTTTATTCAGGTGTATTTGAAAATAATCCAGATTTAGTAAATAAAATGTCGAGATATCTTGACTATCAAAATATAGATAAAAAATTTTATGGAGGAAATATTAATAAAGTAGATAGAGCAGCTCTTTTAAAAGAATATGCAGATGTAGTTAATCCTGAATTTGAAACAGATTTTATTTACATGATGGATGAAATGGAAAATCCTAAACTTAGAGGTACTGTTTTTAAAAAATATTTTGGAAATAAATATGACAAATTTATAGACAAAAGAAATGCATCTATGAAACAATATTTAGATGCTGTAAAAATTATTGAAAATAAATTAGGTCCTAAAGAATTAAAAAAAGCTTTGGGGACAACATCCATTAAAAAATTTATGGATAAACAGACTGAACTATTAAATAAAATATTCGATACATCAGTTTTTACAGGTCCCGATAGAGGTCTAATTTTTGCAGCAGATCATCTTGAAGGAATAGCTGAAATTGCAAGATATAAAAATAAAGACGATATAATTAGAGGACTACAAAATGTAGCAGGCACAACCGTTGATCGAAACCGTGAACTAGGATGGAAAAGACTTTCAAAACCAAGAAGAGATTTAATTAACAAGATACAAAAAGGAATTAATGTTGATGCTAATGTTGAAGAATTAAATAGAATTACTAAGTTATCTTACCCAGATTTTAAAGGAGATGAGTTTTATAAATATGATCCTAAAACTAAAAATGTAATTCCAACAAAAGATTTTAAAGTAAAATATTCACCCGAAGAAGGATTTAAAAGATATTTTACAGAACTAGCGACAACAGAAAAAGGAACAGAACAAATTGTAAAACAATCTTCACAAAATCCTGAACTTTTAAAATTTTTAAAATCTATAGAAACCGGTGATTTTAAAAATATTGGTAAAGTGGTTAAATTATATCAAAAAGAAAAATTAGATTTAAAAGGAAAATTATCTGATTTGTATTGTGGTAAAAAAGAAGGTGGTCGGATTGGTTTTGCAGATGGTCCTACTGGTTATGCATGTAGTATAGATGAGATTCAAACTAATATGAAAAGAGATTTACAAACTCCAGAAGGTAAATCTAGAGTTAGTAAATTAATTAGAGGAGCAGGAAGTGTTTTAAAAAATGTAATTGCACCTGTAGATGCTGTAATTGAATCTGCATTTATGTTACCAAGTTTATTAGCAGGAGATCCTAATGCTGCTTTAAACAATACGACACTAGGTTTAATTCCTTATTTTAATACTACTGGTGTAGAAAAAGCTCAGAAACTTTTAGACAAAGGTTATATTGATCAAAATCAATATAATGAAATCATACAGGGATTTAAAGCAGATGAAGCTATTTCAGGTATTATGAAAAATATAAATGATACAGATCAATTAATTCTATCAAATCAAAATATTGGTATTGCTCCTGATGAAAAAGGAAATTTTAAAACTAGCAAAGCCTCTCCTGAAAGAGTAGCTGAATTAACACAAAACTTTGGAAAAAAATTTATTGAGCTTGCAAAAGAAAGAGAAAATCTTGTAGCAGAGAATCAACAATATGCTCCTGCATTAGCAACTACTCAAGGAATGTCTAAAACTTATAATGCATTTAGACAAGGATTAGTAAAAGAAGCAACAACACCTTTAAGTAAATTACCATATAGTGAAAATATTGGAATGAGAGATATTGTAACTGATATTGGAAAACAATTAGGAACAGGTGAGTTTTTAAGAAAACAAAAAATGCAAGACCCAAGATTTGTAGTTGAAGGTGTAGGTGATCCTTATTTTGATTATATGAATCAATATTATTCACCATACATGGAAGATGTGAGATCAGGTTTTACAGGTAAAGATCCAAGAGATCGTTTTGCAGATCTTCCAGCTTCTGCCCCATCTGCTTTAGCACAAACTGAAAAAATAGATTACATACAAGGTATGACTCCCTTTTTAGAAAACATGTATAGAAAACAAGGACCTCAAGTTTTACAATCTTTTGCTGAACAACAAGGAATAGATTTATCTCAATTCCCATTAAAAGGTGTTCCTAATATGAAAGAAGGCGGAAGAATAAATTTTTCTAATGGTGGTAGATTATATTTTGCGGAAGGACCTGAAGATCCAAGTAAAAGAAGGACATTAAAGAAGATGGGTATCGCCGGTGGTATAACTGGTGGAGTAATGACAGGATTAATTAACATTATGGATTTGTTTAAAGGTGGTGCAAAGAAAGGTGTGGTTGCAACTAAAGCTGCAGAGTCAGAAGCACAGAAAATATTTTTTGATCTTGTAGATGCTGTTAAGAATAAAGGTATAATGAATAGATTAGACAATGCTATGGAAACAAAAGTTGGAGTGCACTATGAATATAAAGGCGTCCAAGTTTTAGAAGATGGTGAAAATATTGAAGTTAGATTTGATACTGATAGAGGTGCACCTGCATTTATTGAGTATAGAAAACCTGGTTATGAAGTAGACCCTGGTGCCGGAAAATCTTATAAAGTGCCTGGAGAATTTATGGAGGAAGGTCAAGAAGTAGGTAAAATTAGACAAGACGGAGATGTAGATATAGATACTGAATTTGAAATTGTAGATCCAATTGAATCTGTAAAAGAGATAGCAAAGGGAATAAAATGATAGGTAAAAAGAGTGGTCCGCCACCGAAGTCAGGACCCACACCTCAGGGCTTGAATATTTCCTATAATACTGTTAAAACGATAAAACATACGGAGAAAATAAATGGCAGATATAGACAAGGCTCTACCAAACGAGACAAGAAAAGAATTTGAAATACCTGGTGAAGAAGAAATTCAAGAACAGGTAATTGAAGAAGTATCAGAGCAACAAGAAGCTCAAGGTCCAGTTGAAGTTCAAGAGAACGAAGATGGATCAGTTGATATTAGTTTAGACCCAGAAGCTGCAACACCTGAAGGCGGTGATGAGCATTATGCAAACTTAGCAGATTTTTTACCTGATGATGTTTTAGGTTCTTTAGGTTCAGAATTAAATCAAAAATACATGGATTACTCCATGTCAAGAAAAGATTGGGAACAAGCTTACACTAAAGGTTTAGATTTATTAGGTTTCAAATACGATAATAGAACAGAACCATTTCAAGGAGCAAGCGGTGCAACACATCCTGTTCTTGCAGAAGCAGTTACACAGTTTCAAGCTTTAGCTTATAAAGAACTTTTACCAGCAGATGGACCGGTAAGAACACAAATTATTGGAATACAATCTCCAGATAAAGTTCAACAAGCAACACGTGTTAAAGATTTTATGAACTATCAAATCATGGATCAAATGAAAGAATACGAACCTGAATTCGATTCTATGTTATTTCATCTTCCACTAGCTGGATCAACTTTTAAAAAAGTTTATTATGATGAAGTAGAAGGTAGAGCGGTATCTAAATTTGTACCGGCTGATGACTTAGTGGTTCCGTATA